CCAATAAGAACTAGCCGGATACTGTCCCCAAGTGGTGCCATCATATGATGCTTGAGCCGATAATTTAGTGGTAGGTATTGTGAGAGATACGCTGGGTATGTGCTGTGGTAATATGCTATCTACAATATTAACAGGAGCACGGGCGCCTGCTTGAGCGTTGGTAAACACCGCTTCGGTGAGATTGCCACTACTACGTTGTATGCTGTAGTTGGCTGGTTGTGCTAGAACTTCCAGTAGGTCTGCTGTGGTCAACGTAACCTTGGCGCGACCGGTTGGCGCATTTAAAATAACCATTTCTTTTTCAACTAATAGACGATCTCCGTCGGTGCTAATTGCACGGAATAGAAACGTACTACCTGTGATATTAACAGGTTTTTCTTGTTGATTAATAAACTCAAACAAGAGTACATTATCAACGCCTTTGTTTATGGTCAGTGGTTTTGCGTACACAGGATTATACCTATAAGTAAAAGTTTCACCGTCGCCAGTATCTATCAATAATACTTGCGCGATCTGTTGATAAATGTAGGCCTGGGTTGAATACATCCTGTATTTAGCCGGTTTAGAAACCAGAGGCAAAACGGTCTGGTAAATAACCGTACGATATGAATAATGATTTTTTTGAAAAACTGGCGGAAAAATACCCGTTTATAACCTTGTGTGTATATGCCACAACGGAATATGTGGGCATCATACAAAATCAAGATGATGCTATTACCACCATTTACGATTTTGGAGCTATACAAGATGTTGATATTAAACGTCAATTCCTAGAATTAGCCAATATTTGGTGGTGGGAAAGCAATCGTAGCGTACCCATTAATATATTCCTCAAAAGCGATTGGGATCCGTTTAGGCCATATCTGCGTACTTTTACCAACAAAGATTTAGAAGTACTACACGGACCTGTGTGCAGTCTTAGCGAAATGAGCCGCAAAAAGTCAAAGCGGAAATCGATTACTCTTGTACGGCGTCTTGATTAACATTATACAATAGTTCTTCAAGAGTAATACTACTACGAGATCCTTTACTACTGTTTATCTTTGCATCTATTATTTGCAAATTTGATGGATGATTTACAACCGTTTCAGCTAAATTAGCGTGCCATGCATCCAGAATACTAAATTTGTGATCAACATGACATGTTTGTTGGCCTAATACATATCCTTGCTCTTTTGCCCAGTGTTGTGCTTTTTTCCTTACAGCTCTTGCATAGTGCCGGTAATCTTTTGCAAGTTCTGGTGTAAGTAACCCAGATTTTTTTCTTTTGGTTTCTTTTATGCGATTAACTGTTTCCTGATTGTGCAACCGGCTTACAAAAGACTCTTTTGTTTTTTCTTTACGGGCAGTATCGCCAGCCCACTGTTGTCTTACCCTAATCGAATGTTGTTCAATGTATCCAGGGCATCTTTGTGTAATTTGCTGGCATGAATACCCACCTTTAGTTTTTTTATACTGTGCTAATAGTCCGCAACCGTGGTCACATAATGTTCCAGTAGGAATATCGTCATGAGTCTTTGCGTGATAATGATACATTGATGGATTATTTGACAAATAATCGCAATGGTTACACTTTCGCGGATAAGTTATTTTGGACATACTATATTTAGTATGCCTTTAAAAAATCACATGCTATCCTGGTTTAATAAATTCATGTGGAGTGTAATTAATTTTGCGTAACCAAGACTATGGGATTTCTTGAACACAAAACCTTTAGAATCATCACCATCCCATACAGTTTCAAACACTTCTGGCCAGGGCCGATTTTGTAAGTGTGCTTTTCCTGGGCGAATAATACTGATAAATGCCGCCATTCTAGGAATACTATCAGGCTTCATACTCTTAAGCAATTCGGTATAATTTCCAATATGTACTAATTGTTTTGCCCAGCCTGAATCAGTCCATAAACGTGACCAATTAGGTTCTTGATCCAGCATTTGTTTGTAATGGGTCGGGCTGTTAATTAATTGATACACCGACATGTTTAATAAATCTATTTTAAAATATCCCAACTCTTCTGCCGCTTCATAATCCATTGTAGCACAGGCATTGATAGGATCATAGGGAATGTCTGTAACATACACCCCCGATGCGTGGCGTCTGACTTGATTTTGCGTGATCTGCCTGGCAGGAACGCAGGAGATAAGTTTTAACACATCATCTCGGTTTGCAAGATCCAAATCTATGTCGGCAGATTTTGTTTTAATTTTTTCTTCCATTTTATGCCTTTGTTCCATGCTGTTTGATCTTTATTTTTTGATACGCCTGACTGACTCTTGGCATATTTTGCAACACGCGGGTCATCTTTGGAGAGACCTTTATTCCATGCCACTCGTCCGTTTTTCTTGATAGTAGCACTTTGTCTTTCTTTTTGTTCTTTGGGCATTGCAACACCTTTATTCCAGGCTGCGCGGCCGTTTTTCTTGATAGTAGCACTTTGTCTTTCTTTTTGTTCTTTGGGCATTGCAACACCTTTATTCCAAGGAACTTTACCTGTGTTAGCGTAACTCACAGCTTCACCAACTAATCGTCTTGCTAATTCATAAAATCTTGATGTCGGGCGATAACGCTGATGATCCGGAGATACTGATAGCATTCTATTAAATGCAAATGACATTTTATGTAGTGCTTGTCCACAATACATTTTAGTTAATAATAAGTGTGCAATAAAATGTTCTCTTGGTAGTAAACTAACTTTATTTTCTTTTAGATTATCACCACCCAGTGATCTTGGAATAATATGATGAGATTCAAAACACACCCCTTTAGGCAATTTTCTCAGTTTTCTTGATTGAATTAACTGATTATACCACTTAGAATATTTGTTGTTTAATGTTTTCATACTATTATTTATCTGCCAAGTCTAAGTCAATAATTTGATCACCAACCCGCTTTCTTTAAAATCTCTTTGGCGTATTCTTGATCTGCTGGATAGTCTTTAAATTTACGCATCCAAAAATCTGCATCGATGTAGGGCCATATCATGGCTACTTGGGTGGCGTCTAGCTCACTTAAAAACGTCTGGCCGGATTCACTATTATAAATGATCCACGGACTAATGCGACCTGCGGTCACAGCATACACCATGGCATTATTATTACCATAGCGTAGGCAATCTTCTGCTGGGTGCCCGGACTTTTCACTCCAGTCTATGCCAAACTCCATAGCACGAGCCAATGCGTCATTTACATTTTCCACACGCAAATAGTCTGTGAGATATTCTGTGTACACCGTGTCTTTGCACCAATGGTCAATTTTTTTATTTTGTTTTAAGACCCACTCGACAAATCTAGCAGGGTTAATAGCATGGATATCTACACAGTAGCGACCAAATTTTACAAACGCCTTGTAATAAGGACTGTCGGCAAAGTTATCAAATGTTTTTAGTTTTGCGCTGCCTTGGGTAAGTTCATAGAACTTTAAGTAAGCATTAAATCCGAGTCGTGCACCGGGTTCGTTTTTTTCTTGGCGGCGGCGACGTGGCTCGCATGAATGCACCGCTAGACTAGACTCTTTAACAAAGTCTTTCTTACAGTACTGACAGGTATATTTCATTTACGAATGCAATTTTTATTAATGTAATTATATAAAAAATCAGTAAGAATGTCACCACCGGACTCGTCCCAATGAACAAATGATGGGTTAAACTCAATGCGATTTCTTTTAAAATTTTCTAATTCGTTCTCTGGAACTTTTCCGCCGTTATCGTAGATATATTGGTTAGATAAAAAAGTTTTAATGTTAATTATTTTAGGATTTTTTTCAATCAGCTGAAATTTTGGATCTTTAAAATTTTGATACCGATGTTCGCAAGTATTAAACATACAATAGTTAACTCCAATGGACTCTAACCATGCACCAAATGTAATAATATCCATTAACCATTTATCCATGTACGAGTTATCAAAATCATGTTTAAATCTATCAATAATATAACGTTCAAGTAATTTAGTTTCAACCTCCGATTTATTAATCTGCTCAAGTACTCGATTAACAATACCGTTTGAGGCGTATGACACCCAATTTTTGTCGTACGGAACATTTTTATCTCCCCACGGAGCTTCTTGCCGATCCCAAAAAGTTAACATTAATACTACAAAAGATACATCTGTATTATTAATCAAATATTCCATAGTAGTTCTAAATGTACGAGCATTACTGCCACCTGCTAAACCAATATTTACAGTATTCTCTATTCCTAGTCGGTCACCAAGTTTGTTAGCGTTTTGCCAGGTTTGTGCAAAACTACAACCATTTACTAAAAGTGTTGTCATTTTTTTGTGTCTTGTCCGCTGGCTTTCAAATAAGCATCTATGTCTTTTTTGGTATTGAGCTGAGCCATTAAATCTATCTCATCATCTTTAAGGTGTGGGTACAGTTCTGCTAATTGCTTTTTAAAACTGCCAGCACCGGGTTCCTTTTTCTTAGGAGCAATCCACTGATGGAACTGATTCCCCATACCAGGGCTTACTGTAGTTGCACACATCCATTGTAACTTAGGGTGGCGATTAATGGCAAAAAAATGTTTATTAAGGCGTTCGTTGGTTGCAATCAAATAAAATTCTTGCAAATCTCTCGATCCTTTGACCGAGGATCCATAGCGGATCATAAGGAAGTTTGAGAACTTTT